TGGGATAGCGACCATAGCGCCGATAGAAGCGCTCGCCCATGCTGGTGGCCGCAAGGTTCTCGCCCGTGCCCGTAGCCCTCACTAGGTCAGCGACCGGGAACTCATCATCTATCCGTGGAATTGACAGATACGCCGGTGGTGCCTCCTGCCGTGGCCGGGCTGGTATCCTGGACAAGTCTTCCTGGGGAGCGGCTGGAGCAGCAGGAGCAGCAGCCGGTGGTTGATTGGGACGCACGTTGGTGCCACCCATACCTGTGGGTGAGCGTTGGCCAAGACTCTGTGGCTGAGGTGTATCCATCAACTTTCCCTGGCGAGCGCCCCTTTGCAGCTCCCTGTCGAGGAATGGTGTACCGCCACGTCCTTGTTTTACATTAGGCATAGCTAAACCCCCTTGCGGACCTCACGCGAGACGAGTTTCATGATGTCTTGTGTGGACAGGCTCTCGCCTTTTTCCTGTATCTTCTTGTAGAGAGCAGAGCGCAGCTTAGGCGGCTCCGACTCGCCAGTAGGCTCAGCCGGAGGCTGATGCTTGGCCCTAATTGCAGCACCCTTGGCCTCTGCCTCTTTCAATTCTGCCAACAGTCTGTCTACGACAGCATCGGCCTGGGGATCATAGTCACCAACCATTAGAAGCGCAACCTCCGTGGAGCTATAGCTGGAGGACCTTGCCGGCGCTGACCACGGTATGAGCCAGGCTGCGTCATCTCCATCTCTTCCTTCACGTTGATACCCTTGAGAAAGTCTCCAGCCGTCAGGGTTGGAATCTTCCCAGTTAGGGCAAATTCACGCTGGACAGCCTCGCCATACCTAGAGTACAGCTCAGGTTCTATCTCGCGCAGGAAGCCAGCCTCCTGTCGGGAGAAACCAGAAGCACTACGTCCCATCTGGGCGCCACGGCTAGCCGTGTCATAGTCACGGAGGAACGCAGGCGCCGATACGAAGGTCTGGAACGCCTGGGTAAAGTTCTTGAGCATTTCCTGGAAAAGGCCACCCTGGTCAAGGGTCATCTCCCCGGTTGGAGCAGCGGATACAGCACCATCAGTCGCCGGTGGCGTAGTCACTCCAGGTACATTGGATGTCTCACCAGGCCGAGGTTCAGCGACGGGCGTAGACGTTGCTACAGCTTCCGGAAGGTTGAACGAGAAGCCCTCAACGATCTGCTCCTTGGTCAGACCAGGATTCAGCGCATATAGCTCCTCAAGGGTAACTCCCATGCGCCTGGCAAGCTGTTCTATGGTTTCTCCTGCTCGTAGTTGTGCTGTTCGTGCCATTAGTCGTAAGTGCCTCCTTTCACTGGGAAGAATGGAGCACCGCTTGAACTTGTCCCCATCTCGCCCTCGACGAAGGGTGCAGCAGCAACACTAGCCTCAGCACCGGGCGTTGCCTTGAACGCAGGAAGGCTGGGAATGGGGTAACCCTGATCCTTCAGCCAGTCAATGAAGTCTCCTTGGTAGACTCCCCGAGCGCTAGCGGATAGGAAGCGATCTCCTTGCTGAGCCGCAGCCTGGTCAGAGAACAGGGCACGACGCAGCGGTTCGGCCATTGTTGGACCAATGAGAGAGTCCAGGGTGCCCATCACGAAATTGAACTGGCCCCGGCCAGACTCATAGCCACCGCCTAGCATCTCTCGGGCAAGGTTACCTTCCATTCCCTGCAAACCGCCCATGATAGACTCGCGGGACGGGAAGCCCTGAGAGATGACCTCGTTGATTGCCTTATTCAGCTCGACAGCCCCACCTGGAGACTTGAGAATGTCTTGGCCTTCACGGGTGGAGGCAAGGAGCACTATGCCTGGCATCATGTTTCGCAGGAAGGCATAGACGGGAGGAGATGGAGAAATGCCAGCCTTGTCGAACATGGCCTGCAAGAACGCTTCAGGTTCCTGCACGGCCAACTGCTGAAGGCCAAACTTTTCACTGATCTGCTGTGCTCCCAGCTCATCCAACTGTTCAGGAGTAAGCGCGGAGAAGACATCACCCACTGCCCCAGTAACGGCGCTGGTATCAGCTTCAGCGTCCACGTCGGCAAGCTCCCAAGACATGTCTGCCTGTTGACGTAGGCCACCACCAGGACGCTCACCACCACCACGTAGGTATTCAAGATACTCGGTGGCGGTCATGCCCATCATCTCGGCTTCAGCCTGCGTCTGGTTCGACAGCATATCCACTAGATAGCCCATCGGATCGGTCAAGGGATCAACCTTGGAGCCTATGCCAAAGGCTTGAGCCTCAGTAGCCGCACCTTCGGTAGGTTCCTGGGTGGCGCCACGCTCAAGCTGCCAAGCGTTGTAGCCCTTGTCCACGTACTCATTCTGTCGAATTCCCTGCAATCTCTGTCCTGCCTTTTCGCCAAACCGGGCAAGGAAGTCCATAGCCGTGTTGCCACTGGTGGAGAGCCACCAGACAACGAAGTCACGCGATAGCTTAGACTCTTTCACGAGTCTGTCTATCGACTGCTCTTCAGCCTCGGTGAACTTTGGGGTCCATGCTTTCTTAGCCATTAGATCATACTCCCTTCACCAGCCGGCGTGGGAGCGACACCCTGAGCACCAGGCTCGATGCCGGCGGTCTCAGGTGGCGCGGCCTCTGGGCGAGCCATTGCTGGCTCCTGAGTGGGCTGTGGGCCTTGCATACCACCGCCTTGCATACCGTCGCCTTGCATGCCACCACCTTGCATCTGACCCTGCAACTGCTGAACCAGACGGGCCTGCATCACCTGTTGGGCAAAGGCCATGACGAACGCCTTGTCACCAAACAGCTTGGCGATCTCGGGCATCCCCCTGGCTACCATACGAGCTTGAATTCGCAGCATGACCACAATCGGGTCCATGTCAGCGATATCGTCGAAGAGAAGCCGCTTCTCGCGCTCGGCATCCTCCCACTCCAACACCTGATCGAACACGGTCTGAAGGGAGGCCAGGGGACGGGCTGGGTTGAGAAGCTGGGCAGCGATGTTCACACGGACGGCAAGGTCATCAGGCAGAGCAGGCTTAGCCTTCATCTCTACGTAGACAACATCCTCTACCATCTCAGGGCCAAACTTGATCTTCATCAGGCGCCGGCCAGAACCCTCGGCCCAAACCGTGAATTCCTGACCAGACCCCTGGCGCAGTTGGTTCATCAATGACTGGGCAACCTCAGTGGCCCAAGTCTCGTAAGACTCGATCCAGGGACCGAGAGAGTTAAGAGCAGCGTTCTCCAACTGAGAACGAAGGAAGCCAGAACCCTGGAACCCTTCAAGGCCACGAAGGAGATTCTGGTCGAGGGTGCCCTGACTAAGCTGCTTGCCGATGAAGTCCAACAGGCGGTAGGTATCAGGACTGGCAGACATTCCAGCTACCCGAGCCAGGTCCTCGCCAACCTTCAGAGGGTTGACAGCGTTTCCACCCAAGGTTACATCTCGAAGTTCACCAGTACGCGTCTTCTGCACCCAGGTCCCGAAAGCATCGTTGTCCATAATCTGCCAGATGAGAGACACGATCTCGTTGAACTGTGGGATGGAGTCTTCCACAGCAGCCAGAATGGAACGGCCCTGATCAGCTATCCATCCACCTTGCCTCTTCCAGATAGGAAGAGCGGCACGCTTGACGGACAGCTCGGCCGGTCCACGGCCAACAAGGTCACCAGTCACGCGCCTGGGAGTGTTAAAGAAAGGAAGGCCATGACTAGCAACGATAATGACAGGGCATGTGGGATCATCATTCTCATCCACGATCTTGTGCAGAGAGGGTGCATCGGCCCACTGTAGCCACGGCATACTACCCGTAACAGGACGTGGCTCGCCTGCGGTTCTACTCTGAGGCTTGCTGACCGCAACGGCCTCCTGGTAGCGATCCCAGTATTCGTACTTGGTAACCCACAGGCCAAGGTCTTGCTGATTGACCCGTTTCCCTTGTTCCTTCATTGTAGCAGCTATGCCAGGGAAGGATTCTAGGATGTCTCCCCAGGTTGTGACTGATTCGTGGATAACGGACTGGAGACCCTTGCGATCAAACACGGGAAGGGTGAAGCGCATGTCCCAAGGCTCATAGTCCAAGGGAGTCTTCTCATTACGCACCACGAAGCGTGATGCGGCATACCCACGCAGTAGAAGGTGCCAAGCAGCAACCTTGCGAGCCGATGGAAGGCCACGCCTGACCATCTGGCGGTCCAGGTCGCGCATGCAACCCTTGATGGCAAATTCCAATAGACCAATACCAGCCCGGTCCTGGTCCGTCTCTTCATACGACATAGGAATACGTGGCTTGAACGGATGCCGGGACATGATATTGACAGCAAGGTCCAGTATTGTACGAGGCTCGTTGGAGGTAAAGCGAACTACCCCAGTTGGCTTCGACAACTGGTATTCATCAATCAGAAGGTAGAGAGTATGCCAAATATCCATTCTATCATCTCTAGGCTTCATATCCTTTTTTCTGTTGATGATTTGAGTCTGTAGGTCTTCGATTTGGATAAGGTCTGCCATAATCACTCCCCTACATTATAGCGTCTCGTGGCGAAATTGTATAGGCTTTGTTCGCTCAGGATGGGTAATTGGGGGTTGGAACTCTCGAACTAGGAGACCAATGCCCAAGGCCATTGCGTAGTCATCATGTTCGCCTTGCATAGCCTCTAGCCGGGGACGGGAACCCTCAGTTGGTTTGATCCAGACTAGGCTAACTAGCTCTTGCAGTCCACGCTTATCCCAGCAGATAATGTTTCCGCTGGCAATGTACTCGATCAGAGCAGATTGGAGCATAGGGCGTGTACGGGCATCAGTCCTGAAGCCTACATCGCCCAGATATTCCGGACGACGGGGGTCAATGCCATAGTAGAGGTTCGGGTAGTTTAACTTGTTCTCAAGGTCCTTCCCGGTGGCATAACCCACCCCAGGATAAGTCTCGGGGGCCAGAAGAGCATTATTGTAGTAGTAGCCCATCTCAGCCAGGATTGTAGCTGCATCTGCAGGTCCAACCATGTTGTCGTAGAACGCAGCTACCACTTCCAGTGTTACGTAGTCGATCACTACGGCTGCAAAGTTGTCAAGCCCATATCCCTCCGAAATGTCGGCGGGAATGAGATACTGTCTGCCGGCGACTGGTTCCTTCCAAATCCAAAGGTTCTCAGCGTACATACGCCCATGAAGACCCTCCCTCGGTGGCAGACCCTTTACTATGGGTTCCCGGCTGTCACGCATGAGGCGCTGGATGACATCCATCTTGAAAGGTGAAGTTCCACCAGCGGCAAAGCAGGTAATCGGATCTTCCGGATACTCCTGCTCGAAGGGCTTATCGGTCAGGGCAAGTTCAGCAGCCTTCATCCGGCGCCAGTGGATGTGGGCGAAGGTTAGACCATGTGCTTGCATCAGATACCGTTCCTGCACGGTCAGATCAGGAATCGGGTCATCCTTGTCAGAGATGTACTCTGAGGTTTCCCACCAGGGGTAGAAGAAAAGTTCCCAGTAGCCACCAATGCCAGCAGACCGCTCAGCGAGAGCGGCCTTGACAACATTGTGGAATACACCGCCGGCGCCCTTGGGAGTGGACTCTATATCCACTTCACCATCCACCGGAACGGATTGGAGAGCACCGGTGAGGGTATCAACTGGGTGTGCCCAGTGAGCGACCTCTGTGCAATGCAACCGGTTGACGGTCCACGCACGACCCACAGCTTCACCCTCAGCGGTCTCGAATAGAATCCGGGAGCTGAGGCCAGGGAACTCCAACATGTCTACGTTGTCTTCCCCAACCGCAGGCGCGTACCCAATACGCCGGAGATCATTCAGATGTTGCTTGTAATGGGCACGGAAGAGTTTGAGAGTAGGGGCATCCTGAGCAATGACCAGAACGGTGAAGTTAGGAGTGGTCATCGCGGCCATAGCGTTATTCGCTACGATAATTGCAGATTCTCCAACCTGGCGAGGCTTCAGATGAACCCGGCGCTTGGGATGAGCGGGTGCATTGGCCCGAGTCATGAAATCCCGCTGGTTCTTCCACATCTTGAAGGGAACGATGCGAGTGTACTTGTCTGGAACAGTCAAAAGCTCCTCAACCCGTCTAATGGGATCGAAGAGTATCTTATCCAGAAGCTCTTGTGGACTCTCCGTCATCTTACTACCCCGACCACTCTGGGATTAACCACTCTGGGATTGGCCCTTGCGACACTGATGATGCTCTAGTCTCATCCCACATGA